TGGTACAGGAGATTATACAACTTCTTTTACCAATAACATGAATAACGATGATTATGCTTCTGGTTTTGGAACAAATAGTGCTGAAGCTGAAATTCATACTTTAGCAACAAGTTCTATTCGTGCAAGTATGCTAAACTCAAGTGGTTCAAACAATGACAAGAGTATAGTATCTTATATTATATTTGGAGATTTAGCATAACGCTTTATAATTAAAAGGAAATAATAATGGCAATATCACAAATAGTAAGACACTCTACAGAATCAAACATACAAAATGTTTTACCGAAATCATGGAATCAATGTGTAGGGGATGGTTCAGCTATAAATGATAGCTTTAATGTAGGTAGTATTACGGATACAAATACAGGAAGAATTAATGTTAACTTTACTACAAATATGACAAACGATGATTATTCTATGGTTGGTTCACAAGGAGATGATGGTCGTGCACAAAACTGTTACAGTCCTTCTACTTCTGAATATGAAGCTATGACAACACTTACCTCAAATCAAAATGCAGTAGATGTTGCGTTAAACTGTTCGGCTGTTTTAGGTGATTTAGCATGAAGACACCTGAATTTCAAGGTACACATTTATGGGAAAGGTTATGTTGGGCTAAAGAACATTTAGAAAAAGTACAGTCAGACATACGAGTAATATATGAAGATAGTGTAGATGCACCTGCGAAAATATTAGTGCCTGACCCTAATTGGATGGCTTGTGCATTACAAGGTGGCATATTACCCCCTGTAGAATCTTATTGGGAATTAGCTAAAGATGAAGCACAACCTGATTTTAAAAACCACACGAGAGGGTATTTATTGCATAATACTAAACCTGTTGATGCAATGACAGAAGAAGAAGCAATAGATTATTTAATTAAAAAAGATGTACCACAATCAGTATGGAAAACATGGAATGAAGGCAATAAACCAACGATGGTTATATGCCGAACACATCAACTGCCTGAACATCGTCAATGGCGAGATGCATGGCAAATTAAAGATGATATAGAATTAGCAGCATAGGAGAAATATATGACAATTATTATAGATAAAGATAGCAACCAGATTGATGCTTCAACTGTTTCATCAAAGCCGTCTGACCGACATTTTAGAAATGCTTGGGCAATTTCTGGTAAAGTTATTGCTGAAGATATGACTAAAGCAAAAGAAATATTTAAAGACAAGATAAGACAAGTAAGAAAGCCTTTATTAGAAACCGAAGATGTTGCTTATATGAAAGCACTAGAAACATCTAACAGTTCAGCACAAACTGCAAGTATTAATAAAAAGAAAGCATTAAGAGATGCCCCTGCAGCAAGTGCAATTACTAATGCCGATACAATAGCTAAATTAAAAGATGCGTGGGATAGTGATACTTTAGGCACTAATCCTTATAAATAATGGAAATCTCACCTATACTTTTCTGGAATGGAATACTTACAGTTGTTATAGCACCTGCTATATGGGTGTTTCGTAGTATGTTTATGGAAGTAAAAAGATTGGATATACTTCTTAATAAAACACGAGAAGAGTATGCAAAGCGTGATGATGTAAAAGAAGATATGCATGACATTATGGATGCTATGCAAAGACTAGAAGATAAATTAGATAAGATATTAATTGGAAGTAAATAATGGCTAGATTTTTAAGATTTAAAGAAGGTGGTTTAGCTAAGATAGCCACTAGTCTCGGTTATACAGGCGATATGAGTGGTTTTAGAGATTACCTAAAAAATAATCCATCTTTACAAACTAGAATGAAACAGTTGCAAGATTCTGCTGTAGAGATGGCAAGTAAAGCTAAAGTAAGTAATATACAACAAACACAAAAACAATCTGACGATACCATCGGACAGTTTGTACCTCCCCCTAAACAAAAATTTGATACTGTTAAAATGCAAGAAGGTGGAACTACTTTGCCTAATCAAATGGTTGACCAAGCATTAAACCCTGCATTACCTACAGGTGGTAAAGTAGAAGTTGCATCTGTACCTCAAGCAGGAGAACAATTTATAGATGAGGGAACTGGACAAGTAGGTGAACAAGCTTCTGCTGACACTACTACTGCCGGTGTTGCTACTGCAGACCCAGTATCTGAAAAAGCTGCTAATAAAATAGAAGCTGTACAAACAGCTGAAGGTGTAGACAGTGCGTTAAACGCTCTACAAGCTGCACAGACAGACCCTAATGACCCTAGAGCTAAAGTAACTGCTGCAGAACAAACTAAGTCTGCTGTAGGCGATTTAAAAGCTGCACAAGGTAATGCCATATTAATGGAAAACCCTGTACAAAGGGAAATACAAGATGGCGAGTTAATAGAGGGTGTAGCTAATGCTGAAAAAGCATCTCAGTTTACTGAGCAAATACAAGCAGCTACAGCCACTCCTTCATCAAAAGCTACTGTTAAAGGACAGCTAGAGGAACTTCAATCAGACTTTGAAGGTGGTAAAACACCTCCTTGGGCTGCAGGTGCTATGCGAAATGTTATGGCTAGAATGGCTTCTAGAGGTATGGGTGCTTCTAGTATGGCAGGTCAGGCAATGGTTCAAGCTGCTATGGAATCAGCATTACCTATTGCACAAGCTGATGCACAAACTACAGCATCTTTTGAAGCACAAAACTTAAGTAATAGACAGGCAAGGGCTATGCTAGCTGCTGAACAAAGAGCTGCTTTTATAGGACAGGAGTTTGACCAAGCATTTCAAGCTAAGGTAAAAAATGCTAGTGCAATATCTGATATAGCAAATATGAATTTTAATGCTGACCAACAAGTAGCATTAGAAAATAGTAGAGCAGCTAATACAATGAACCTAGCTAACTTGTCTAATGAACAAGCAATGGTAATGGCTGAGGCAGCTGCTGTAACTAATTTAGAATTAAGTAGTTTAAATAACAGACAACAAGCTGCAGTAGAAAATGCTAAAAACTTTCTTCAAATGGATTTAGCTAATTTAAGTAATGAGCAAGCTACTAGAACATTTAAAACACAACAAAAAGTACAGAGTTTGTTTACTGACCAAGCTCAAGAAAATGCAGCTAGACAGTTTAATGCTACTTCTCAAAATCAAACAGACCAATTCTTTTCTAATCTAAAAAGTCAAACTAATCAATTTAATACAGCCCAAACAAATGCACAAAAACAATTTAATGCAGGCGAAGTAAATGCAATGACTAAGTTTAACAAAGAAGTAGCTAACCAAAGAGACCAATTTAATGCTAATAATCAATTAGCTATTTCTCAGAGTAATGCTGTGTGGAGAAGAGAGATAGCAACTGCTGATACAGCTGCAGTTAATAGAGCAAATGAATTAAATGCTACTGCTATACTTGATGTATCTAAAACTGCATATGATAATCTGTGGAGTTACTATTCTGATACAATGGAATTTGCATGGAAAGCTGCAGATAATGAGTTAGATAGAATGAATAATTTAGCTATGGCTCAACTTAGTGCTGATGCTACTATAGCAGCTCAACAAGCTGCATCATCTTCAGCTGCAGGTAGTGCATTAGGTGGCTTACTAGGTACACTAGGTTCAGCCTATATACAATTTGGAAAACCCGTATAATGGAAACAAATCCTACATCAAGTATAATACAAAATATAAATAAAATAATGGAACAATCAACAGTACCTAAAAATGGTTTAGGAGGGGGAAGTAAGAAATCTAACTCTAATCAATCTCCTGCACAACGTATAGGTCAATATGTACAATCTATCAAAAACAAAAGAGAAGAATTAAAAAATGGCTGAAGAATTAAACGAACCTATGTTTGATGCTCCAATTCCGGGTATGGGAATGACACATGAATTGGGTGGTAGACCTTGGCAAACACCACCTCAACATACTACAGTAGAGGAAGCATTAGATTTTTATGTGCCTAGATTAACATCAGAAGAATTTATTGACCAAGTATTAGACGTGATTGAAATGGGAGTACCCCTAACAACAATAGCTAATTCATTGCAATTATCTAGTGTTATGCAGGGAAAGCATACTGTAGATGTAGGTATTTTAGTATTGCCTGTATTAGTAGAACTATTATCTTATATAGCAGAATCATCTGATGTAAAATTTATATCTGGATTAGAAAAAGAAAAAACAATAAAAAATAGCACAATAGATTTGGCAGCTTCAAAGATATCAGATATAAAAGAAGTTATTGATGAAGCTATACAAGAACCTAAAGAGGAAATAGAAGAAGAGATACCATCAGGCTTAATGTCTAGGAGAGCATAATGGGATTTTTAGGATTAGGTAATTTTGGAACTGGTTTTGTAACAGGACTAGCTAAATCAGTAGATAAAGCAGTACAAAAGGATATAACTCGTGTTAATGACCGAATTGATAAAATAGCAGATATTAAACTACGAAAAAAATTAAAAGATGAGGAATCTAGACAAAGTAAAATTAATGAAGTTCAAGAAGCGTTAGAATATGGTTCTAAAGTTTTAGGCAAAACAGAATATGCTGCTTCTTTATTAAAAAATAAATTTGGTAACAACTTATCTGAATACAATACATTTGTTAGTAGTTTTGCTAAAGAAAAAGCTAAAAATCCTACAATAACAGGAGATGCTTTTTTTGCTTTAATAGACGATAAAACTAATTTAACAACACCTATGACTACTAGGGGAGCTGCTGAAAAAATAGTACCTGTAATTCCTAGTTATTCAACTGTAGGTACAGAAGCTATGGGCAATGCCGGTAGCTTAATACGTAATATATTTGGCTCTGCCGATATAAAAGTAGATTTTCAAAATCAATTAACCAAAAGTATTGAAGAGCAATCAGCTCAATACCCTAGTCTTATATCAGAACCTTCCCCTTCTAGTATTTCAAATATTGAATTTGATGATGAGCAATACAGAATTCTAACTACGCCTATTGAAAGTAGGGCTAACGAAATATCTGCAATGTTACTAGACACAAATAGAGTTGGAACTGCAGAATTCAGAGCTGCTAATCCTAATGATGAAAAAACTATAAAATTTAAAGATTTGGTTACACAAAGAAGAGCTATAAACATAGAAGCTGGAAAAGTTGGAAGTATAAACGATAGAATAGCTGCTACAGAAAATCTATTAAATAACTTAAACACCTCTACATATTTTGATACAGACGTTGGTATAGATGATTTTAGAGCTAACATATATGGACAAATTACCGAATTAAAAGACGAAAAAGAAAAAATAGAAGCAGAAGCTTCTAACGATAATTTAGTAAAAGCAAATTATAAAAGAAAAGAATTATTTAGTGAAATAGAAGATGTCAGAAGAAGCATAACTTTAACAGAAGAAGAGAAAAATGAAGAGATATCAGATTTATATAAGCAAGTAAAACTTAATGATATAGAGATAGCACTAGCTTCTGGAAAAGACCACAGACAACTAAATACTATAGATACAAAACTTAAGGAAAAAACACTTCAACTAGAGAATGGTATATCAATGGTTGGACCAGAGTTTAGAAAAACGGACAGAGGTAAAGCGTTAGCTAAATCTATAACTAAATTAACGAGAGCGCAAGATGCTATTAAAAAATTAGGAAAACCTGAAGTCAGTACCACTGAATTAAGTAGTGCTTCAGTACAAATAATTAGAGCGTTTAATTCTTCTTTAACTACAGTAGCTTTATCCGGTATTGATTCAATGGATTTAGATGGTAAGGTAAACTTATCAGAACAAACAATGGATGGTATAAATACTGAAACAATTAATGCTGCTATTTTTGAGAGACAAAAAATTATATTATTTGGTGGTGAATTAATTGGTGCGCCAAAAAGAGAGGGCATATTAGAAACTGTTCCTGATGACATGCTTGCTTCGTATATTGTTGCTGCTAGAATGCTCGGACATGAAATACCAAAAAACATACAAGCTAAATATAATAATATTAGTAACCTATCAGAAGACAATACAGAAACCCAAACTAATAATATATTAAAAGAAAGTAAGGGAGAAGGTATTGAAGAGAGTAAGGGAGAAGTTATTAAAGAGAGTAAGGGAGAAGTTATTGAAGAAAGTAAGAAAAAAGCTAATGCAATAAATGAAAAAAATAAAGAAATTGAAATTTTTAAAAAACAGTATAGAGATAATAAGGAAAGTGTGGATAAATTAGTAAGTGTATTAGGACAAAATATTAGTAACTTAAAATTATCAATGAATGACATAAGTGAATTCGGCATGTCTTGGGATGAAGCGTATCCTGAATCAGAAAATAAAACATATTTATTAGAAGAACTAGACAAACTAGTGAGTTCTAATTTTGGTTTAGAAGAACCTGCTACTATGCCAACTCAATTCTCTAATCCGGTAAAGGAGGCTATTAATAATATACCAAATTTAATGGGTGATATTCCAAAATATACTAATACTTTATTTGGTAAATGGAGACTTTCAGGTACACGAACACAAGCTAAAAAACAATTTAATAATTTAAAAACTGATGAAGATAAAAACGCTTTTATAGAACTATATAAAAAGAAATTAGAAACTGCAGGTTTAAATGAAGATAAAATTAAGCAAAGTATTAGTCTATTATTGAAAAAAGAGTATAATTTTAAATCTGGTGGATTAATGTCCAAAACTAAGGTAGGGTAAAATTAATGTCTGATATTTTATATAAAATAAATTCACTTACTGAAGATAGTGAAAAAGAAAAAAAGTCTTTAGATATTAATATTATTAATAATAAATTAATTACTATATAGAATCTACATAGTAAATACTGGACATTTTAGTGGACACCCCTCTCCTCTCGCATGTCCACTTTCCAAACTTCTATATTATATACTATACAATACTAATATTCCAATAAAAATATGAAAATTAATATTTTAGGAGCCGGTACTGCAGGACTTGTAACTGCATTAATATTAAAAACTAAATTTCCAAATTATAA